TTGTACCAGCATGACGCCCATTGGACTGAAACCTGTAATGACCGCTACTGCAATCGTGGCAATATTCTTTGTCAGAGTCATTGCCATCTACCATATTCTATAAGGTTTGATGGGTCATCTGTTCCACCAATATGTTTTGGAATAATATGATGTTTATGTGTAATCATTATGACTATTTATATAAAAAAGGGCGCCTAAGCGCCCTTTTGCTAGTGATATTTCGGAGAGATTAGTTAATTTTAATCATTAACTAACTTGCTAAAGTAATCCATAGCGTCATCTTCGTTTTTACTAGGGGAAGTAGTAACAGAAGGGGCTTTTGGTTCTTTAGTTTTTTCACTAACTTCCTCCACAGCAGTACTTACAGGTGGGAACTCTAGTTGGTCTGCTGTTTCGGTCTTTCCAGTACCATAGACAGTTTTTTCAAATTTCGCTTTTAAATCATCATATGATTTGAAATTGCTTGATGCTGAAAACTCTTTTAATGGTCGTTGTTGTTTCCAAAGCTTTTCAATATCATCATCATTTTCTTTAATTTTGGAAACAGTTTCAAATTCTGATTTATCATAATTCCAATAACCATCAACTTTTCTTATTTTTAATTTGAAATTTGCACCAGCCCAAAAATCAAATGGGTTGATTGCCTTTTCATCTTCAAATTCAGGTTTCATTGCTTCAGTAATCTTGTCAAAGATTTTCTTACCAAACTTATACAAGAAAATTTTACCTTCATGTTCTGGATGTTTTGGGTCAGACATTATAAGAATGTTTGTGAAGTAAGATAATTTTCTTTTTCTCTTTCTTGCAATTTCTTTGTCAGCGTCTGCACCACTATTCCATAATTTAGTATTTTCTTCACTAACTGGATCCTTTTGACCCAATGTAGTAAGAGAATTTTCAATATACCAACCACCTGGTCCTTGAAAAGCATGTGACCATACTCTTGCCCAAGGTAATTCTTCACCTTCAATTGCAGGTAAAAATCTGATAACGGCATAACCATTACCTGATTTATCTAATTCTGGTTTCCAGAATCTATCGTCCTGTGAACGATTTAAAGATGTTGTGGGGGTTGATACTTTTTCTAACTCTTTAGTTAGTTTGTCAAAGTTGGACCTTGACCTTTTTAAATTTGCGAATGACATATTTTATCCTTTGTATTCGTTGTATTTGTATTGTGCTATTTAACCGCACATTATTATTTATACAAAATAGTAATTTGGTGGGACTTGGGTACACCCACAAACCAAAGACACAGATACCATTCTATAACTCCGGTAACCTACCGCCATCTGTCAATGATGTGACACCTTCCGTTCTCCGGATAATGCCTGGGTACAACCCCTCGATAGTCAAGTTACCCCCTCTGGTAAGAAGGCGCTTCCTTGCACAAATGAAATAATTACTGCATATAATTATTCCCTATTTTGTAACTAACATTATAACATAAAAATGCTATAAAGTCAAGCCTAAAATTAATTTTTTTACCAAATATTATCACTAAACTCTTTCGTGTGCATATAAGAAACATTTGGCAGGCTATCCCATTGTGGCATCCTTTGTGAAATTGTGGAATTACCTTCAGGATTTACCTTAATAAACTCTATATCCTTAAATCGTACCATACAACGACCCATTTGTATAACCCAATTCTGTGGTGTTACTGAACCTTCTGTATCATTTAGGTACCCATATGTAGATTTATATAAATTGTTAATAAAATCTGTGGAACTGTACATATCCATACCTACTAGATAACATTTATCTGGTTTTTCTTCTTTACAAGCTATATACATTGCAGTAGCACCTGCACTCCAACCTGGATCTCTTGGTCCTTCATCACCTTCCCAACCAACATTATAATCATCCATTACATTTCTCAATAATTCTATCTTATCGTGTCCATATGTCCAAGTGATATATACATTATCAAAACCATCACCTTTCCATCTATCAGTTTGTCTATCTTTATCTACGGCACCTTGACCGTGTATGACAAAACTTAAATAATGTCCTTCTGGATTTGCTTTCCATTCTCTTATTGTAGGATTTTTCATATTACTTGTTTGTGCCTCTTTCATCATATCAAAATGTTCAACAGGCATATTATCCCAACTTCTGAAATAACATTTATTCTTATGTGCATAACCTGAACGGTAAATTTCATGTTCTAACATTGGGTCAACTGCAATCAATCCATCAAGGTCATAATCCCTATAAATGGCATTACAACCCCATACCCTACCAGTTTTCTTCAACTCATTGACATCAATATCCTTACGGCTTTCACCATTACCTAATACATATAAATTTTTCATATCATTTTTCTTATTTCTAATTTCATTCTTACCATATCAAATTTAATAAAAGGTCTGTATTTCAAAATCTTTGTTTTAATTGTTGGCCATATATAAGTTTCTAATATATCTCTATCAAATTTTTTTGTATAATTAACTAAAGTTTCTAATATACACATAGTTTCTAATGTTATTTTTTTCGCCATATACATTTTCAATAAGATTGGATGTTGTCCTCTCGTAATTTTAAATATTTTATCAAAATCATTATTTGTTTTCTTTAATAACTTCTCAACATCAATCTTAAAATAATATGTTAATCCATCTATTCTTTTACGCCATTGATAATAGTTATCCTCATTAAAATTCTTTATATATGGTTCTTTATTGCTGATATAATTACTAACGAAGAAATCAACAAGTTCACCACCATACTTTCTGGCTGCCTTAATAAAAAAGTATCTATCGTTTCGTTGTATGAAGGTCTCATATTTTGCTTTAACCTCACCACCATACTTAAAATAATCATATTCATCTTTTGAAAAATGTAATTTGAGAGCAAGATATTTTTTATATGCTTTATATCCTTCTTTCATTACTCAAACATATCTAGCGTAGTTTCTGCTATCTCTCCAAACTTATCATCAATCCAATCTTTCTTACCTGCCCAAAATAATCTTTCTTTATTTGGATGTATGTCTTTAACCAATGGTCTATTCCAATTAATATCATTGTTTCTTTTTATTAAATTTTCCTTACTATCTTCTTTTCTGAACACCAAACAATATTCGTGTGTCTTCAAACAATTTAAATTTGTTATCGCTTGAGTATATAATGGGTGTCTTTTAGCAGGACTCATTTCTAAAATTATTTCATCGTGGTATGTTAATAATTTTTGTTTCTTTAATATATCTTTAGTATCACCACAAAAATCATAAAATTTGCCATCTATTCTAAAATTTGCCAATACAACTACAAAGAAACAACCTGGTTTTAATATATGGCCACACTTATCTAAAATAATTTTATAAGTTTGTAAAAATTCTTCATATAATTTTATGTCCGTCAGTTGACCATCAACACTTTCATATTTCTCTATGTTAAAATAAGGAGGACAAGTCATTATCATATCAGCAACATCACCGTGTAAATGTTTATCAATATCTTCGCTACTGTTGTGAATTAACTTTAAATGTCCTAGTTTTCTATCTTGTTTAAGTTTATCATATTGTTCCTTTGCTTCTTTTAAATTGTCATTTACAACATCAAATCCTACATAATTTCTTTTTAATAATGTTGATACTAATGGTCGGGAACTTCTTCCTGCAAAAGGATCCACAATAAAGTCATCCTCTTTGGTCCACATTTCAATTATTCTTTTTGCATATTCAGAATTAAACTTTGATAGAAAAGAACCTCTACCTGCTTTGAGAAAGTCCTCTTGTTTGACTTTGTTATGGTCATATGATTTAATATCATCTACAAGTTTATCTATGTTATTACCCCTATTATATTCCCAAAATGATTTGGGTTCATAGGAAAATTCATACAATCCTTGTTTTCTTAATCGTTCTACATACATTAGCTGTCAAGTACCCCTATTATCCATAGGGTACCAAAAATAATATATAATATTGTTACTGGTTCCATAATATCTCCTTTCAAACAGGTAATCTTGCTGTTTTTGGTAAAAAATTAAGGCCTTCAGCATTTACTTTGACCTTTTCTTTTAAGTTACGATTTATTAATTGTTTCACCTCGCTTGGATCAATTTCTTTTTCTTGACAATAATCTAATATTGCATCCATATGAGTAATCTTTTTTTGACTAGCTCTTTTTTCAATAAGTAGGGCAAACTGTTTAGGTGTCACTTAATCTTTTCCTTTCTCCTGCAACGCCATTCCTTTAAGGATTGTATCTTTATATAAATCTGTTTCTTTATTTTTATCTGGATAATAAGGAAACTCTTTACGGTGTTCAATATAAGCTTTATTTCTTTCAAACGGATCCTTATATTCAGGTGAATTTACATCCCAATCTGTATGTATAGCAGACACACCTGTTTTATCTATGGCATCAAAATCTTTTTGTGTTTTTTCACCATATAATATTGCACATATTATGGCATAATTAGCTAAATCAATAAGTGTGTCTCTTATGCTCTCGTCTTTTACTTTTAATTCTTCTTGTTTAACAAATGACATCAGGCGACTAAACTTATCACCTATTCTTATCGCACAACCTTTCCATGCAGGTATGCCACCCATTTCACAAGTTCTAAAATTTTTGAAAACATCCGCTTTGTCAGCGTAATCATGCCGTTTGGCATCGTGGACTTGCTTCATTTCATCTAATAATGTATAAAATACTTCACTTTGTTTTGACATAATCTTTCCTTTTAATGCCTGTTTCTGTTGCAAGGTACAGGCAAACCCCAACAGCCTAAGCTGCTAATGCATATTCGTAAGAATCTGCGTTTATGTTTTTGGTCATTTAAGGAAACCACCCCTATCCTCTCCAGCATAATTTCTGATATCTGTCGACCCTATTTCACCCCCAAACTGAATAGGGATGGTGGAGGTGGAGGGTATCGCACCCTCGTCCAGCCTATCTACTTTCATTACCTTCATCAAGAATCTCTTTATGTTTATTCACCTTCATAAAATTTTAAATCTTTACCATAACCTAATACACAAGTTTCATCTTTGTCTAACATTGTCATCAACACAGACATATCAAACTTTTTATCTTTATGTACAAATACAGTAAGCATTGCAATCACTTCACCTGTTGCTGTAATTACTTTACCCACAACTAATGGTTCATTGTTAAATTCTTCTGTTACTGTTTTCAACATAAATTCTGTTGGACCACAGTACATAGGTTTCTTCATCAAACCTGGTTGTTCATATATTGGCGGCTTGCCTTCGGGTGTTTCTGCTTGTAGTGAATTAAGTCCTGTGTATATAATCGCTAAAAATAAAATTATTAATATAGTACCTAAAACACTTTTAAATATTTCTTTCATTTGTTTCTACCCACTTGTAAAATTTTTCTATAGCGTCTTTTAATTTTGGTAAGTAATCGTTCTTATTCTTTTTAAATATTTGTGTAGTTCCTTCCTCCGTTACGATTAGGATTACAACTTGTTCAATGGGTTTGTTAAAGTGTTCTTCATACATTTCTGCATAAGCACTTCCTTGAATAAAATAATTTTCTATCCAATCTTCTTTTTTTTCACCTTTAGATGTTTTAAAATCTATAACTGATAATACGCCATCATATTCAGCAATACAATCACATCTTCCTGCAACTGTATATTTTTCTGAATACATTTGTGCCTCTTGTAGGCATATACTATTTATCTTTTTTAATTCGGGTTGTAACACATTGAACATCATTTTTGGTAAAAATTGTTTTTTATATTTTTCGTTTGAATTAATATCCAAATTATTTAAATAGTCTTCAACCATACTGTGTACTGCTTTGCCTCGATTAGCAGCAGTTATCATTATATGATTAGCAACAGCATCACCAACTTTTTTTCTCCATTCATCCAAACCTTCTCTTTGCCTTATAGACAATACAGAAGTTATGGATGGATAAACTTCTTTCGTTTCTGCAATTTCGTAAAATCTTTTACCGTTGACATTCTTTGCTTTAAGAAGTGGTAAATTACCTTGAGGTGGGGTGTGTGTAAAATCTTGTGTATTCATTATAAAGTCCTTTTTTTAATACAATATCTCTATTATATCACAAAAAGATGTTCCTGTCAAGCCTATATCATATCCAAAGCTTCTTCTGTTGTTTCTTCAACTCGTCTTGTCCAACCTCGACCAAATGTATCAAAGTGTGATAATCCCTCGTAATATTCTTGTCTAGCGTTCTGATAATTCTCTATGGATGTTTTAAGTCCTTCTTCATCAAGGTATCTACTTAATGCACCTAATGTATTAGGTCCTATCCCACCA